GTATTTCCTAAGACGTTAATAGTTGGAGTTCCGAAACCGAAATAGCCCACACCTAAAACATTCCCAGTATTGGGGCCTACATCCTTGGTGGCGGCACTTCCTAAACCAAGGTTTGTACGAGCACCTGCTGCTGTCTTATCACCAGTTCCACCCTGGGAAATGCTTAGCGCGGTAGTCAGCCCGGAAAGACTGGTGATGTCGCTGTTTACCCCTTTCTTCGCCAGTGATTTCTGCCCCGGTACGGTGACTGGTGTGCCGTTAATCGTTATGGTGACGTCTGTCGTACCGTTCATCACATCAGCAAAGCCGCTCATGTAGCGCTGGTACATCGTGAAGGTTTCAGCAATGTCCTGCGCCAGGCCATCCACACTCAGGCTATCGCTCAGCAAAATCGAATACTTCGTTCCAGCAGGAATTGCTGGGCTTGCCGCAGGTGTCACGGTAAGAGAAGTTGCGCTTCCGATCGCGGTGATCTGGAAAACCTGCGCTGGGCTTGTCAAGGCGATAACAGTGCAGCCGTTACGAATGAGTGAGCCAGCAGCGGTGAAGTTTGTTCCCGTACCTGTAAGGCTATTTCCGTTTATGGCGATTGTGCCGGTGTTATAAATCATATTTTCTCCAGACAATAAAAAACCCCGCCGGAGCGAGGTTGATTTGAATAGACACTGAATTCAGACGTACATATCAGGCAATACAGGAAGGCTGAGCGGAGTAATGGTGTTATTACCGAATATGGCGGCTTTGTTGAATAAATCAGATTTCGGGTAAGTCTCCCCCGTAGCGGGTTGTGTTTTCAGGCAATACGCACGCTTTCAGGCATACCTGCTTTCGTCATTTTGTTCAGCGCTCGTACCAGGGCCATAGCCTCTGCAACCTGACCATCGTAGTCACGCAGTGTCAGTGAACCTCCGAACAGCTGTTTTACCCGGTACATCGCCGTTTCCGCTATCGAGCGACGGTTATAATCTGTTGTCCATTTCCACCGCGCATTACTCCCGGTCAGCCGCTGATTCGCAACAGCACGGTTACGGTCTGCATATTCACCGGGCCAGTAACCCGCGCCTTTTCGGGGCGGGATAAGCGCGCTGATTTTCTTACGCCGCAGTTCATCGTGACAGAGCCGGGTGTCGTAAGCGCCGTCTGCCGATGCTGCCCTGATTTTTCTGTGAGTCTGCCGGATAAGACCCGGGAAGGCTTCTGAGTCCGTCACATTGTTCAGCGACAGGTCTGCACAGATGATTTCATGTGTGTTGCTGTCAACTGCCAGATGCAACTTTCGCCAGATACGGCGGCGTTCCTGGCCATGTTTTTTGACTTTCCATTCGCCTTCACCAAAGACCTTCAGCCCGGTGGAATCAATCACCAGATGCGCGATTTCACCCCGGGTGGGCGTTTTGAAACTGACATTAACCGACTTTGCGCGCTTGCTGACACTGGTGTAATCCGGGCAGCGCAACGGAACATTCATCAGTGTAAAAATGGAATCAATAAAACCCTGTGCAGCCCGCAGGGTCAACCTGAACACGCGTTTAATGACCAGAACGGTGGTGATGGCGAGATCAGAATAGCGCTGAGGTCTTCCCCGTGATGAAGGCGTTGCCGACTCATACCAGGCCTGAATAGCTTCATCATCCAGCCAGAAAGTTATGGAGCCACGGTTGATGAGGGCTTTATTGTAGGTGGGCCAGTTGGTGATTTTGAACTTTTGCTTTGCCACGGAACGGTCTGCGTTGTCGGGAAGATGCGTGATCTGATCCTTCAACTCAGCAAAAGTTCGATTTATTCAACAAAGCCCACATGCATCGTCAACTGGCCGTCAGGCGTGTACTTTGACCACGCCTTGTTTTCTTCGGTGTCAGCAGTAATTGGGCTCATGTGGATGGTTCGATATGAATCATCTTCTGCCTTCTGAATTGATTGGCAGAAAAATTTAGCACGTACGGTCATTGGTAATCCTCAGATGTGAAAAAGCCCCGCTATTGCGAGGCTATTGGTTACCCTGTTCGCTGGGCCTGCGCCGGTTGCCACTCGGTTTAAGGCGGGGAATTTATTTAGGCCAGTTGATGAGAAACAGCAAGCCAATGAAGGCACAGAAAATAGCACCAATACCAGCAATGCCAATTATCAACCAGACCAGAATTGTGCCGATGGCTGCGATCATTTGGACCTCACTTCTATTGGTTTCTGGCAGTTCGCCTGCCACGCTTTGTTATGGGTCAGGATGTCTTTCTTCGTCTGACGGTCCATAACATCGATATCGTGATCAGTGAGGTAGATTGGCTTTACCCAGTCACAGGCGGTATCAACCACCACCGGGACGCTTCCACGTGTCACGCAGCTCGCGATCAACATCGTCATCAGGCATATGGTTAACAGTCTGCTGTACATTGCTGGCCTCTTTCGTAACGTCTACCCGGCGTTCTGCAACTGCTTCAGTGGCAGCGGCTTTCTCTTCGGTGTTTTGTTTCTGGAATTTTGCTTCCGTTTTAGTCGTTCCAGAGGCATGACCAAAACCGAAAGCAGCTGCAATGGCCCCAAGAACAGCAACAGCCAGGCCGACAATCATTTCAATACCCATGCTCACCTCACACCAGCACTGATCTTGCCAGGTTAAACAGTGCACGGCGTTTATCCAGCCCGTTACGACCGCCATTGATAAGCAGTGTCACGCGCTCAATATCGCCGGAATGAAGAAGGCAGCCATGAGAGACATAGAACCACGCGGCGGAGCGTGCAGCGTATTCATCTTGTTCCAGCAACTCAGGCTGGGTGACAAGGTCCAGCTTCAGAGCCAGCCCACAGCTGCGGTAATTGCTCAGGCCGGTGATTTGCTTCAGGCCGCGACCGCGATATTTCCAGCCATCGCCAGCAATCTGGTTGCCCAGGTTCTTTTTGCCCCACTCACCGCCGTAAACCAGATTGGCTATCGCTTTCTGATTTGCCGGTTGCGTTGCCGTTCTGCCGAGTGCGGCGGCCTGCTGGTTGGTAATCCGGTGGCTGCCGAAGTTGGGGACCAGGTTTTCCGCCGCATAGTTCAGGCTTTCCACCAGCCGGGTATACCCGCCGGACTCATGCCCCATCTGTGCGATGAACATGGCCTGATCGAGCGGTGCTGTGATGCCGAATTCCTTCATTGCAGCATCGATGCGCGAAAACCAGCGCGAAGCGAGCCCGGCGCTAATACCAGCCGCCTTTTGAAATTGTGATTGGTTCATTAGTGCCTCAGTGCATCAACAAGGCGCGCCACGTTTCCCCGAGCCCAGAGAACGGCAGCACATATCAGGACGTTCACCAGCACCACAAACCAGTGCGATTCATGGTACAGGCCGAACAGATAACGGAAAGGAACGCTGGCGTATACCAGCACAGTGAAATAAGCCATCAGCGATATCAGTGGGCGATGTCTCGCACTGCCACGCTGATAAAACATCAGTGCAATAACGATAACAGCAGAGATAATTGCGTTAGCCAGTGCAGCAGGTTCAATTACCATTCCCCCCTCCTCCGCGTAACCGCGAGAAAAAGCCGAACAGGCTGTTCAGATCCTGGTTATTAAGAAAAGTTAGGATTTTTATACACAGCGCAGACAGAATCACTGCACCAAGTGCATCAAGAGGTTTTTCATAGCGCGTAAAGGCGTTTAGCCATGAACCAATAAAACCAGCCCCAAGCACACCAACAATGAACGATGTCAGGAAATACCCTGTCAGGCGACCGCGCGTAAGGTTTGTTGCTGTCGCAACGTAAAACACCGCACCACCGAAAGCGCCAAATACCACGCCGAAATCGGTATGGGTGAAGACCCCGTAAAGCACGGAGCCCAGCAGACCGCCGCCGAGAACTGCACCAGTACCGGTTAATGGATCGGACATTTAGCCCCCTCTTATTGCTGTGAATCCTCTCAATACGAGGGGAAAGAAGGCCGCTATGCGGCGTTATTGTCACTCTGTCAAAGGTTGAATTGCACCGAGCGTGGTGCGAAGAATTGCAGGTATAAAAAAACCCGCAACGTGGCGGGCTTTTCGAGGTTAATTATCTACAGGCGTTATACTCCATAATCAGAAGCATACAGGGCAGTTTTATGCAAAGTCAACACCAACGTGCAAAAAAGTGTCGCTATTTGCTCCGATCATATTAATAAGTTGTCGCCTTCTCAAATTCTACTGCTGCATGACGCTCCCCCTGGCGCAGAGTGTCCACCAGCATTTCATAGAAGGGTTTCCAGTTGCGTGACCATGAGGATTGATGGAGGTCCGGGAGACGCTTAAGAATGGCACGGTGTACCGTCGCCGAGGAGATAGCAGAGAAGCCATTACCAGAGCAACGTTCACACGTCTTGAAAACCGGCGCGCCGCGGTCTTTTGTGGCTTTACGGTCCAACACTTCGCCTTTACCGCCACACCTGCACCGGGCAAGGATCACTTTCTTTCCTCCGCATGTTCCGCAAACCCTATTCACCAGCTCATTTTTAATCTTCGGCGCCACCACTTCGGCACCGTCGGCGTCGAAAATACCAGGATGTTTAACCACATCCTCATTCCCGGAGATAAACCCGGTACCACTGCAGCTGTGACATGTCACGCTGGTAGCCGCAGAACGGGAGTAATCAGCAAAGGCAAATTGTGCCAGCATCTGCATGCACCATCCGAACTGCCCACCAGCTGCTTTGCGAACATTCTTCGGTGCGACATCCATCGCATATCGCGCCAGCGCCTGAACTGCGAGCTGTTCATCCGTTTTACTGATTCCCGCTTTACCGAAGAACGCCGCCAGGCCGAAGCGCGCACGGCTGCTGGTGGTGCCAATCGCCGCCATTACATCTGTTCCTGTAAGGCGATCCGGAGAGGTTCCTTTCACGTCGTCGCTGATGTGCATGCCCTGAGGGCTGAAATGTTTGAGTGATGCTTCCAGTTTCATACGGTTGCCCCCGCTGCCTTGATGGTTTTAATAGTCTGCATTGCTGGAATGCCTTTCTTTTGAGTAACGTCTGGTCTGGGCTTTCTGCTGTGGAGCTGAACGTTGCTTTGCTAACTCCTGGTCAATTGGGAGGAAGTGCCCGTTATAGAATCGACGGTAGATCGTGCCCAGCTCACCGTTGCGCTGTTTGGTCACGTTAATTTCCGCTATCCCCTTTGCTGGCGACTCAGGGTTATAAACTTCATCGCGATAAAGCATCATGATGAGATCAGCATCTGCCTCAATCTCACCTGAGTTTTTAAGATCGGAGTTCATTGGACGTTTATTTGGCCGAGTTTCGACACCACGAGAAAGCTGACTCAGAGCAAGAACTGGCGTTTTGTTGGATTTAGCCAGGCGCTTAAGCCCTTTTGACACCTCACCGACGGCAAGGTCATATCGTGCAGTGCTTTCAATTTTGATAAGTGCCAGATAATCCACGACCACCAGCGCTATTTCAGGATGTGCCAGCTGCAGGCGGGTAGCTATCTGTTGAATCTGATCAACTGTCAGATCGGTGGAATCAACCATCCAGATGCTACGACCAGTCAGGCGCTCTACACCATTGGTCAGCCTGGCCCAGTCTTCATCGTCAAAATCAGCGGCCTTTTTCAGGCGTGAAACCGACATGCCACCGGCAGCGGATACCATCCGCTCACCGATCTGGATATTTGGCATTTCCATGCTGAAGAACAGGACACCACGGCCCTGTTCAGAAACTTTGTCGATGATATCCAGCGCCAATTCAGTTTTACCCATCGACGGACGCGCAGCGATAAACACCAGGTCTGTTGGTTCAATGCCGCCAGTCTTTGCATCAAGCTCTTCAATACCCGTCATGAGGCTTCTGGCTTCTTCGAGCCCGCGGTTGCGTGCATCTACCCGATCCACTACTGCAGGAAGAATGTCGTCGATGTGAACTGGCTGAACGGTCTTTTCTTCGAGAGAAATTGCGGCAATGCTGTTCTGTGCGGCCCTGAATGCCGATAAAGCTGCATCACCATTGTGAGCACTCCGCAGATCTGCCAGCGCCCTTTCAATTACAGCTTCGGCATCGCGAACAGCTGCATTACGCTCCATCGTCGAAACGTAGGAAACAAGCGCCGACTTCGCCCATGCGATACGGCTTGAGTCCAGAATGATTGCGCTGTGCTTTGGCATGCTTTCGCAGAGCAATACAGGGTCGATAACACCGGCCCCTCGCGCCTGACGGCAGATCCCAGTGTAGATTTCCCGATACTGTGGTACCGAGAAGGCGCTGGACGGAACTCTGGAGAGAATATCCAGTACCTCAGGGTCGGCACCACGAAGAAAAATAGCGCCGATTACCGCACCTTCCAGATCTTCATTTTTCCAGACAGGGGTCATGCTACAACTCCTGACACGATAGCGCGGAAACTTCCCCAGCCAAATGCCAGGCGGTTGCGTCCACCATCGGTAACCCGGTCCACGATTCGCTCACCAATCGTCTCTTTCAACTGGTCGAATGTGAGATTGCTGATCAGGATTGTCGGCAGAATGCTTTCGTACCGGGCATTGATGATTTCCTGCAGGATGGTCATTTCGGTCGGACTGCCAAACTGCACGCCCACTTCGTCGATAATCAGCAGATCCAGTGATGCAAAACGCTCTATCACGTCTTCCTCGGTCATTTCGGCATTGTGGCGCCACGTGCTTTTCACAGCCCGGGTGAGGCGCATGACGTCGGTTATTTCCACTTTAGCGAGGTGATCGCGAATGATGCTTTTCGCAATAGAAACTGCCAGGTGATTTTTACCAGTACCGCAGTTTCCGGTCATGACTAAACCGGTTCCGGCTTTCAGACGCTCAGGCCAGCTGTGGGTGTAACGCTGACAGGACGCGAGATTTTTGGCCGCATCCTGATTGATAGCCTGGTAGTTATCGAATTCACATGCTTCGAAACGTCGTGCGATCCCTGCGTTGTCCATCAGGTCGGCCACACGTAATGCACGCAGGCTGGATTCGATGTCCGCCAGTTCCGCTTTCACACACTCCGGGCATTGGGAATGCTTGACGTTTTCAACGCCACGATAGGCTTTTCCAGTGAGGGAAATACGTTGATAGTCACCATGCATTTCACAGGTGGCAGCGTGTACCTCGCCAGATTCCCAACTCCTCCACTGCCATGGTTTTTTATGCTCTACAGCGAACGCCAGTTCTTCACGAAGCCCTTCGCGCTTTGCCACCAGGGCTTCCCTTTCTTCGCGTTGTTTAATACTCAGCATTGTGATTTCTCCTGCTTACCAGTTGCAGTCTGACTGGCCGTAATCTTGTTCACTGAACCCTGATACAGGGAGCATTCCGGTTCGTACGTTGGTTTTGCCTGCGGGAGGCTGCCATACATCTTCGAAGTGCCGATCAGGACCGAAGAACGTTGCTGCTTGTTTGACGAACTGAGTTCCCTCGCTACCAGTGGCGCGAACATACCCGGCATAACGGCTTACGCCTGCCAGCATTGCCTCAGTGGTAACACCGTCTTTGATTCGAGATTTCCAGGCTTTCCAGGCAGCGGCCTTGGAGTTACCACCAGCACGTTTTGGATATGCCTGCCATGCCTGCTCGAACTCGTTGGAATAGTTCTCTTTGGAAGAGCGATTTTTTTCAGAACCGTTGTCAGATGAACCGTTATATTTAGGTTCTATGACTGATTCATTGACTGGTTCAAAAGAGTGACTGATTCTGGGTGCAGCTCCTGCACTACCCCCTAGTGAATCTCCTGCACCATGTGGTGAATCTCCTGCACTAGGTAGTGAACGACTTGCACTACCCCCTAGTGAATCTCCTGCACTACTAAAATCAAGTCGATAGACATTACTTGAGTTACCTTTTGGCCCCGGGCGAAGTTCTTTTTTTACCAGTCCGCATTCACACAAAGCATCAATGTGATTCATCACAGATCGCTTACTATGAATCGCCACGCGTTTAACAGACACCTCAGAGTCATTTAAGATGACTTAAAGAGAGGTGCCCATGAGCGGTAAGC